AGTAGCGTTGTGATAGATAAGCTGCGTGAACTGGCCGAGCGGTGGAAAGAAGGCCCGCAGGGAGATGACTACTTGCAAAGCTGCTGCGGAGAAATTGCGGCCGCCCGTGAACGTTGTGCCGATCAAATCCTAGCCATCCTCGACGCCGAGGGCGATGGCGGGGCGGCTCCGGTCGGGCTGCTGACTATCGAACTTGGCCGGTGGTACGTAGAAGGGATTCGCATGGAAGTGGAATCGCTGAAATTCCCTGTTGGCATATACAACCTCTACACCCATCCCCAGCCGGCGCGATCTGGCGTGGTGAGCGATGAGCAGGTTGAAGAGGCATCTAGAATTTATGTATCAAACGGCGGCGGTAGCGAAGTTAACGGACATGTTCGGGCAAATATGCGTTTAGCACTAGAACATTTTACCAAGTCGCAAGGAGAATCCCATGACTGACAAAATCCCCGAGGCGCTGGCGGTGTTGGATCGCGAACCAACCATGCAGATGCTTCATGCAGGTTTAGCCCATTCGTATTGCCCACCCATCAGCGCAGAACGCCTTTCTAGAATATACGTCGCCATGCGAAGTCTTGAGCCAATACCAAAATTTGATGCTTGGGCGAAAGAACAGGGCTACGACCTTAGCGTTTCATGCATTGGCCTAGGTTATGGCATGGACGACACGAGTGCAGCAAGGCATGGATGGGCCGCTGCCATCAAAGCCCTGGCCGTCGTAGAGGAACTGAAATGAACCCCAATAAGACAATCGCCGATGAAATTTGGGGTGAGAATCCTGCTAGCGATGATGAACATTGCATGCGCTGCGGATCTTCTTTTCTGGATGTTGGTTGGGAATGTAACGACTGCGGATTTGACAATATTGGCGCTTACGGACCTCCATCACAAAGGACAGTTTGAAATGATCAAGCATGAGTATTCGGTGGAGGAAGTGCGGGCAATTGCAGATAACCCTGCACTGCTTTGGCAGGAGCGCTATCTAATCAATGAACTTGCCGACCTTCGTGAGCAGATCGAGCGGGCGAAGGCTGGGGTGACGGATGAAATCGTCGAGTCGTTCGTAGATCTAGCGTGCGCGTTTAAGAACGACGAGATTGAATCAGTGGATGACCTGTACGCCCCAATGCGTGAAAAAATTCAAGCCGTCGCGCACCTGTTGCCAAGTCAGGCAGACGCCCAGCCTCGCGTGCCGGATGGCCGTGTAGTGGATGAATGTGTGCGTGATCTACGCAACCATGCCAAGCAGGTCTACGACTTACCAAAACTGGCTGACGATTTAAGGCGTCTTGCGAACTGCATCGAACGAAAACTCGCCGCCGACCCGCACTCGAACGCGTCGCGGTGATGGAAATCGCGTACTGGTGGCATTGGCTCTGGTGCGGCATACCCGAACAATTTAACGGTTACGGTTTCTCCCATTGGTGCAAAAAATGCAGGAAAGGAATACGTCGATGACCAAAGATCTCAAGAAAGACTTGGCGGAGGTTGTGGATCTAATCCCGGACGATTGGGATTGGTACAAGTGCAAGGAGTGTGGCGCGAAAACCAACGGCGATCCCTGGCCTGAGTTGACCAGATTCATCCGCATCCACCACGCCACCATCCAGAAGAACGCCGAAGGTGCGCTGCGGCTCAAGGCGTTGAAGCAGGCGATGGGTGCATATCCGAAAATGAAGCATTTCTTGCTAGGACGAGCCGACGAAATCCTGCGCGAGTGGAAGGAGAAGGGTGATGAAAGCTGAATTTGAACTGTGGCAAAACGGTACTCGCGTAGCTGCCACAAGCGGGACGCGCGAAGACGCGTTGCGCGAGATCAAGCACTACGCTTTGGTCTACAGCCAAGACGGTCCTACGAAAGTCTTCGAGGTTATACGCACCGGGCGTAAGGAAATTAAACTGTGAAGCCTAAACCTTACGATCGTGGCAAAGGCCGGTTCCGCAAGCACGACATTGTGGAGTGGTCAGGTACCAGGGATATCCATCGCGGTGAGATCGTCCAAGTAGTGAAGTATGGGCAGTACCCAATGGTGTGCCGTAAGGAGCACGAGATCCTGAAAACGAGGAAGCTGCGCAAGGAAGACATCGACTGGCCAAATCTCTACACAGCGGCCTACTACCGCGAGCACGAGAGCTACGTGGTGGAGGATGCCCAAGGCAAACGCTGGTGGCCGAGGGTGGGGTGTTTGAAGTTGTTGCGGGGAGCGAGTGATGGCTGAGAAGAAACCCACCAAAGAGGCTATGCGCGTGATGCTGTCGAACATATCCACGCTGCTTCGCGAAGGCCGTATTCGCCAGGCGCAGGGCGAGGCCAGGAAACTTTACGATGCCCTGTATCGCTTAGGGCTATTGCCGGAGTTGAGCGAATGACTTACGAAGCTGGAGATTATGCCAAGTTCCACAAGACGTCCAAGATGAAGAAGGAACGCGCCCAGCGTAATGCCAACCGGCGCGACTTCGAGAAGGCCGGACGCGTGAAGAAAGGCGACGGCAAAGAGATCGACCACAAGAGCTCCGTTCGGACGGCTAAAGGGCTGAACAATGCCCCGTCGAACCTGCGGGTGGTAAAGGCCAAGACTAACAAGGTGAAGCAATGAAACGTAAACTGCCCGAAGAGCCATCTGCACTGCGGGCTAAAAACCGGCTCCACGCAGTCCTACATTGGGACCGTAAGCAGGACCCTACTGTGCAGGACCCTACTGTGCAGGGCGCTACTGATTACGAGAGCGATGGGCTGCAGTACAACGTTACTATCATCGATCGGTATTCTAAGCGTAAGAGCGCAGTGGCGCCATGATCTACTGGCGCATCCAAGATCTCTACGACAACAACATCTGTCCCGAAGGGCGCGAAGACTGCGAAGCCTATATGGCGGAAACGGGCAAGACGGCCACGGACTGGCTAACGGCAGTTGAAGGGTTATTCGGTGGCGTCGCCGGCACGGTGTGGGGTCTGGGCTTCACCAAGAAGTCTAGCGAGGTGGCGGCGCGCGATGCCCTATCGCGGTTCATCTTGAAAGTAGCAGAGCGCTATAGCAGTTACGCTTTCCTACCGCCCTATGTAGGGATGAAACTGGATGCGCTGCTTCGTGGGGCGACGATCAACCTGGTGCCTATGCGGGAAGAGTTGCGGGCGATCAGCGTGGGAGAGAACTACTCGGCCTTTATCCGCGCTGTGAGCTTGCTGTTCTACGTTGCCCTGGACGAGCGAACCGCGTTGAATATACGTGCCGTGCGCGTGAGTGAGCAAGCGATGCTGGCAGCGACTTACCGAAGTGGGCATGCAGTTCCGTCGACAGAAGCGTACAAAGAAGAGTACCAACAGCAGTACGATGATTTGAAGCAAATACTGGAGCGCTAAGCATGAGTCACAAAGACGCGAAGCCCAAGACCAACGAACAGCTCCGCATGGAAGATTTCTATACGGCGCGCCTTGCCCCACAGGGCATTACATTAGGCTGGGGTTTAGGCAAGAACGGCGAGTATTTAGCTGCCTATGCGCGAGACGCGTGGGCAGCTTGGCAAGAAGCGCAGACTGTAAAGGTCATTCAATCGATAGTGATTGAAAGTCGAGGCTCGGGGTGGGTCGAGGGCGCGGTCACTCTAGCGAAATGAAGTTCGTTTGAAGGGTACTCATCAGGAGAAGCGCCATGGCAACGAAGAAACGCGGTTTCAAAGCCGTCCAGAAGTCCATCAGTAAGAAAGAAGGCATCCCGATGAAGAATGCCGGGGCGATCCTCGCCTCATCGGCGCGCAAGGCATCGCCAGAAGCCAAGCGCAAGAACCCTGCCCTGAAGCGTGTCAAGGGCTAATCTGGAGAACGTCATGAAGAAAATGATGCATGGCAAAGCCGAAGAGAAGGGCGAGCCCAAGTTGAAGGGCAAAGCTATGGCTCGTGAAGAGAAGGGCGAGAAAGCCCACCGTCCGCTGCCGTACCGCGGGGACCGGGCGAAGACTACTGCCACGAAGAAGGCAAAACGATGAGCACCGGGAACGAGGCGGCGTTCCCCCAGTCCTACCCCGACGACCCGACGCAGCCGGTATGGGCAGACAATACGTTGTCGCGTGGGTTGACCAAGCGAGAGTGGTTCGCTGGGAAAGCGCTACAAGGTATGCTTACGGATGGCTTTGTTCCGACCGGCATACGCCCGGCGAACCACGCAGCCAATGGTATCTATGACTATCCGCAGTACGCCGTAGCCATAGCGGATAGGCTTTTAGCGGAGCTGGCGAAGTGACCCTGTTACTCGGCCCGGCCAAGGACGGCCGTCTATCCTGGCAGCACGTCAGCAAGCTTGTGTGGCAGCTGATGGCGCTGGACGGCGGCACGACCGGGACGGTGGTTCTTATGCCGAAGGCGGGGCGGTATTCAGCGAGTACGCATCGCACGTACCTTGGGCAGTTTAGTTCGGAGCTGGAAGCGCGGACGGCGGTGGAGAACAAAGTGGCGGAGGAGTGCAAGTGAAGTTCATCATCGCAGGCAACTATAACCAAGCGAGCAGCTGGGCTGCGGAGCATCAGCTCCTTCCGCATACATGGAAGTATGTAGATAGCCCAGAAACTCTTTATGGTTCCCAGCGGGGCAGCCAGGTGCTCATCGTCGGTACATGGAGTGAGCACAACCAAATATCCCGTATCTTGGAAGTCATGATGGAGCGCGGCATAGCATGGAAGCACGCTAAATGAAATTGATTGTTGGAGACTTCGAAACGCGCTTCGGCACAGGCTACTCCCTGCGCGATAAGGGCATGACCCACCAAAAGTACATCATGGACGAGCGCTTCAAGGCGCATGGCTGTGGGCTGAAGATCGACGGCGCCCCCGCACGCTGGGTACCGGGCAAACATCTGGAAGCGGTGTTTGCCAAGATCGACTGGAACGACGTGTGCTTCATCGGCCACAACTTAGGCTTTGACGCCTCGATCCTCGCATGGCGTTACGGAATCTACCCGAAGATGTACATCGACACGCTGGCGCTGGCACGCGCGCAGATCGGCAGCAACGCCATCAAGCACGGCCTCGACGCGCTGGGGGAACTGCTACTGGGATCGGGTAAGCCTGAAGGCTTGAGTGCGACGTACAACCTCGTGGATCTGCCGCCGCATATTGAGGAGCAGCTGGGGCGTTACTGCGTTGATGACGTGAACAAGACTTTCAATCTGTTCAAGCTACTCGTCAAGGGCATAACCCCGACCGAGCTGAAGGCGATGGACTGGTGCACGCGCGTCTACCTCACGCCGAAGTTCATGCTGGATCAGGAAGTGCTGTCAGATTACTTGGAGGAGTTGGCGGTAAAGAAGGCTGAAGCCTTGGCCAGTGTGGGTATGGCGGATCGTTCGGCGTTGAACAGCGCGGAGATGTTTGCCGAGGCGTTACGCGCATGCGGCGTCGAGCCGCCCACCAAGATGGGCAAGCCGTCCAAGAAGACTGGTGAGTCGAAGATCGGCTACGCGTTCGCCAAGACCGACCAAGCGCTGAAGGATCTGCTGGACCATTCCAACCCGGCGGTGCAAGCGCTGGTCGCTGCGCGGCTGGAGATCAAATCTACCAACGAAGAGAACAAGGCACAGGCGTATTACGAGTCAGCGCAGCTTGGCGGCGCGTGGCCGGTGTCGATCAAGTATGCCGGAGCGATGAATACGCAGCGGTTTAGCGGGGATAAGCATGGCGGGGGTAACCCGCAAAATCTAGGACGCGGCTCGCGCGTGCGCGACGCCATCTGCGCGCCCGAAGGGTACAAGATCATGGCTTCCGACTTGAGCCAGATCGAAGCGCGTATCAGTTTGCAGCTTGGGGCTTACCACTACTTGTGGAATCGCAGCATCAATGATCCTGAGCGCTGCCCTGAGATGGACGCGCTGGACAAGCTACGTAACAACGAGGACATCTATTGCTGGTTCGGCACCATGGTCTACGGCCGCACGATCACCAAGGCGGACGTGATGGAGCGTCGGCTGTCCAAGACCGCTGTGCTGGGTCTGTGCTTCGGCATGGGCTATAAGCGATTCTTCGAGACATGCCGTGAGCAGGGCCTGACCATCACGATCGAATTCGCCAAGATGATCGTTCGCTTGTACCGCAAGACGTTCCCGAACATTGTCAAAGCGTGGAAGTCCTCACTGCAGCAGCTGAGCTATCTCATGCAGGGGCTGAAGATTCCAGCGTTCCGTTTCCGCATCGATGCCACTGGCCCGGCGAATGATGCCAACGCTTTCAATATCCTGACGCCAGAGCTTGACCCTATCTTCGGGCAGCCGGCGCTGCGCATGCCGAACGGCCAGTACCTCAAGTACCCGATGCTAACGTGCGAAACTAAAGGCACTAAGACCGAATGGAGCTACTGGAATAAGGGCAATAAGACGTACATGCACGCGCCCAAGAGCTTTGAAAATGCTGTGCAAAGTTTGGCCGGCGAACTCTGCCGCGAGATGCTGGTAGAGCTACAGGCGATCTTCCGCGCCGAAGACCCTGGCATGGGCATCGAGCTTCAGGTGCACGACGAACTGGTGGCACTTATCATCGACGATCCCGCATGGCGGGCGTGGGCTCGCGATCAATTCAACCGCGTGATGCAGTCGTCTCCCTGGTGGATGCCTGAGCTGCCCGTGGCCTGCGAAACCAAAGAGGGGTATCGGTATGGCGAATGTCATTGATTTCAGAGGCGCGCGGTCGTCTATGTGGGGCCACAGCATGCACGCGTGGACCATGCGGGAGATCACGCCCAAGGGGTGGTGGCAGAAGTTCAAAGACCGCCGGTGCGGCGCGTACCGCATGTCTGTGATGGTGCACCACTCGCCAGCCCCGCAAGTGGGCGATCTGCTCGCCTGGTCGAGAAAAGAAGGCGGCGAGATTGTTGCCCCGATTACGGCCGTGAAGCCCTGCGGTGACCCGCGAGACATGTTCACTCTCGAAGCGTATGTAACGCCAGACTGTAGGAAAACAGCATGACCACCACAGCCACTAAAACTTGGACGATGTTGGACGGCTTGATGGCTAGGCTCAATGATGTACTGTCAGAAGAAGTTCGGGTAGACGACGCAAACATACAGCCCGACTGGGACCATTACGTAGTGAAAGTTTTGCTTACTCGCGGGGTAAAGCACGCCACTGCCGAAGCCATAATGCTAAGCAAAACGGTCGGAGATTGGCTCGACGTTACCGACACGCTACTCCACAAGATCGAAGCTATTCAGTGGAGCAAAGCATGACCGCCGCCACCAAAAAAGCCGAAGCCATCGCCGCGGCCCTCGGGCGCAAGTTCGCCCCGACGCACAGCTTCAAAGCCGGCCTGACCTACGGCAAAGCCGGCCTGACCTACGTCGAGATCGAAGTGTGGGCCAACGAGCCGCGGCAATACGTGGGCAGCGACCTGCGCAGTCTGGCGTTCTACGAGAGCATCACGGCAGCGGAAGCGCAGCAGGTGGTGGACAGCGTGAAGGGGATCATCAAGAACAGCGGGAGTAAGCGGCGATGACTGCATTGGGCGACAAAATGCTGAATGCCGCGGTTAAAGCGGACCTGCAAGAAGATCATCCGTTAGTAGTTGCAGCGTTAAAATTCAACGATGCCGCTGAGGGCTTTTACGGAACGCCGCAGACTGTCGATGTCAAGACGTTCATGGGCTGCTGGGCGCGAGCGCGCCGTTTATGGTCGGAGTATTCCAAGGAGCCGCTGCTTTGAAAGCCCCTCAAGTCATCCCCGCCAGCTACAGCTCGATCAGTGCCTACGAGACCTGCCCCAAGCAGTTCTATCATCTGCGCATCGCCAAGGACGTGAAACAGGAGGAGAGCAAAGAGATGGCGTGGGGTAACCTCGTGCACAAGGCGTTGGAGAACAACATCAAATACCGGCACCCCTTGCCGGAGAACATGGCGATGTACCAGTGGGGGCTGGACGTGGTAGCAAAACGACAGCCAGACACGGCGCTGTATGCGGAGTTGGATGCCGCAATCACGGAGGGTTTCGAAGCAACAGGATTCTGGGATAGCAACTGCTGGGTCCGTGGTAAAATCGACGTACTGGCGCTGAACGAGGCGCAGACCGTGGCCATGAACGGCGACTGGAAAACAGGCAAGACCAAACCCAACAGTCAGCAGCTCACATTGTCGACGCTGCTGTGCTTCCACAGTTACCCAGCACTAGAGAAAGTACGCACCGTTTTCTTCTGGCTACCAGAGTCCGATCCTCGCAAGCGCACCACGCAGAAGCTATTTATCCGCCGCGACGATGGCGCACTGCAGACCACCGACGAGAAAGGTAAACAGACGTGGCTGAGCTTCGAGGAAGCCTGGGAGCCCTTCATCGACACGATTGACCAGATGAAGTGGAGCTTGCAGCACGACTCCTGGCCAGCCAAACCTTCGGGCCTGTGCAAGGCATGGTGCCCGGTCCTGAGTTGCGCGCACAATGGGAAACGATGATGAGCAACGGCTACAAGAAACTGCCCTGCATTTGGTGTTTGGCAAAAACCTACACTGCTCCAAAAGAGCGGCCATGCTGCGCGGACTGCAAGTACATCGAAAACGTCATCATAGGCCAGCCCAACATGGTTCTACGTATGGTGCAGGAGTTCGTCCCCATGATGACCGACATTACTGAAGTGAGGGCCATTCGATGATCACCCTCGCCCAGATCCAAGCCACCGGCACTGCCGCGCTCCAAACCGAAGGCTACACCGGCAACCTGTTCGGCACGCGCTTGAATGGCAACGGCTCGACGAGTTTCGTTTGGTCGCTGAGCAAGGACGGTAAGAACTACTTGATGGAGAACGCGGTGTTTCTTGGCAGCGTCACGGTGGTGGATCTGCCTGTGTTTGCTGAGGTGCTCAAAGGTGATTTGAAGAACGCAGTGGAGGTAAAGAAATGAGCACGATTACGCGAGAAACGACGTTTACAATTGTGGATTGCCCAAGGTGTGGCATGCCGTTTGGCATTACTAAAGACTACGAGAGTCGGCGCCGACAGGATAAAAGGGACTTTGTTTGCCCATCAGGGCACACCATGAGCTACGGCGGCGAGTCCGATAAAGATAAGGCCCAACGCCTCGCCGGTCAGCTGGATCTGGAACGTTCGCGGTTGCAACAAGAGCGTCAAGCGCGTATCTCTGCCGAGCATGCCAAAGACTACGCAATCCGTTCCCGCAAGGCCGTCAGCACCCGGCTGAAGAAGGTCAAGCATCGCGTCGCCAACGGCGTCTGCCCTTGCTGTAACCGCACCTTCAAACAGCTCGCCGCGCATATGGCGGGTCAACATCCTGAATACGATACACAGCACGAGCCGGTGACGCCGTGAAAGCCGTCGATGATCTGATCGAAGCCAAGGTGTTGGCGATCGTGGAGAGTGACGGCCGCTACATCGGCAAGCTGGGCTGTGTGCTGTGCCTACCGCTGCGTAACGCGGCGGCGCGGCTGGTGGGTAAAGGGGCGCTGAAGTTCCTGGGCGCATTCGATGGGAAGGCGGTGTGGGTTAAGGCGGGGGACGGGATATGAGCAACGCTTGGGACGAAGTAAGAAACGCACTCAGTGAGGCGCGTAGCGTCATGCGCGCAGCAGACGAGAACGCCAACGATATGGCCGAGATTTTGAAAGGGAGATTGCGTCATGTGCATCCTTACAAACTCGCTGTGCTGAAGCGAGAGCTGCGTGATTTCGACTTGCGAGTCAAGGAATGGAAAAAGCCATGATCTGGAACCTCATCGCTCGGGTGGTCTCACGTAATCCCATCGCCGACTGGCTCATCCGCCAAGCTCAGAATACGCCCTACGTCCACATCGACGGCTACATGAATCGGTGGTGGCTGTTCAATGGCTACCGTCGTGGTTTGGACGGCCAAATGCACAAGCCATTCGAGTGGCTGCCGTCGGTGCGGGTGCATCACATCCTGCGCAAGGACTTCGATCGGGTGCCGCACGATCACCCGTGGGATGCGCGGACGATCATCTTGAAGGGTTGGTACAAAGAAGTGCGCCTGTTCAAATTCCCTACATTTACTGGCCTCCAAAAGGGAGCCGATGGCTCTTTGGCATCTAGCTTCAGGATTCGTGAGGAGGGGCTACTTTACTCGCGTAAAGTGGGCGATACCGCGACCCTCAAATTCAACGAGTACCATACCGTGACCGAGGTCTCGCCGGGCGGCGTGTGGACACTTTTCTTCACCTGGAAATACCAAGGCGGCTGGGGGTTCTGGGTCGATGGGAAGAAGGTGCCGTATCGCGAGTATCTGGAGAAGAAGCTGTGAACGAAGACAAGAACTTCACTGCATGGGCGGCCAGCGTCGAGCAAGAGAAGTGGGCCAAAGCGGATCTGCAAGCAGCGCGACTGGCGTGGGATGCGCGAGGGCAACAGCCGATAGACATGGTTTTGTTTTGCCCAGCTTGCGGAGTGCAGCACATTGATACGCCCGACGTAGCCCCGGTAACTCATGAAGACGGTAGCGCATCACTTTGGGACAACCCGCCACATCGCTCGCACCTCTGTCACAACTGCGGATTAATTTGGCGGCCAGCTGACGTACCGACGAATGGCGTAGCGGCGATCAAAACGAAAGGGCAGAAAGACTCATGAGCGCCAGCACCCCCGAAGGCAAAGTCAAAGCCAAGATCGACGCGATCCTGAAACCCTACAAGGCTAGCGGTCGGCTGTGGTACACCAAGACAGCGGGCAGCATGTTCGGCACTAACGGCGTGCCAGATTATGTGTGCAACTTGCGCGATGAATCAGCCTTCATCGATCCAGGCAGTTACTTTTTCACCATCGAATCCAAGGCCGGCAAGGGCAAGCCCTCCGATCTGCAGACCGCGCAAATGGAAGCGATCGAGAAGTCCGGCGGTATCTGTCTGGTCATCAACGAAAAGAACTTAGACGTTCTTGAGGCGTGGCTCCGTGCTCATTCGTAACGGCGCGATGCTGATGCAGGTTAACGACGCCGCGCCCATCACCGGCGTGATCCCGCGCAGCAAAGCCATGCGCTTTAAGGGCAAACTGCTGGTGGCGGTCAAGCATGCGCTGGATGAGGTCTGTGTGCTGCGGAACATGGGGCTGGATGCGCCGAGCCCGATGCTCTATGACGGCTTTACGTTCGCCGGTCGCTACACACCGATGAGCCACCAGGTGGAGACAGCGGAGTTCCTGACGCTGAACCGCCGGGCGTTTGTACTGTCTGAGATGGGGGTCGGCAAGTCCTCAGCAGCGCTATGGGCACTGGACTATCTGCGCCAGCGCGGCTTCGTGGGACGGACACTTATCATCTGCCCACTCAGCGTCACTAAGGTCTGGGTCGATGAAGGCTTTACCACCACACCGCATCTCTCTATCGGGGTGATGACGGGTACGCGCGCTAAGCGGCTAAACGTGTTGGGCAGCGGCGACCCGATCGTGCTGATCAACTTCGACGGCCTCACCGGGCTCAAAGATGCACTGAAAGACAAGTTCGATCTCATCATCGTGGACGAAGCCAGCACCTATCGCAACGCCTCGACGCAACGCTACAAGGCCCTCAAAGGGCTGATCAAGGCAGAGACGCGCTTGTGGATGCTGACGGGCACACCAACACCAAATGCCCCCACCGATGCATGGGCCATGGTGCGACTGGTGTCGCCACAGAACGTGCCAGGGAGTTTCAAACTCTTCCAGATGACGGTGATGCGCCCGGCTGGTCCGTATAAGTGGGTTCCGAAGGATGGGCACAAGGAAATCGTGCATGCTGCGATGCAGCCAGCAGTGCGCTTCAAGAAAGCTGACTGCCTGGACTTGCCGGCGGTGACACACATGAACCGCTACTGCGAGCTGAGTGCGGAGCAGCACAAGATGTTCGAGACCATGCGCAAATCCATGCGTCACGAGGACAACGACGTGACAGTGACCGCGGCCAACGCCGCCGTGCGCGTGCTGAAGCTACAGCAGATCTGCTGCGGGATCGTGAAGGACGACATGGGCGATCCGGTGGTGCTGGACGACAAGCCGCGCATCGAGCTGCTGATGGAGCTATTGGAGGAGATCGAGGGTAAGGTGATCGTCTTCGCCCCCTTCATCTTCACGATGCAGCGCTTGCTGCAGGTCATCGGCGAAAAGTACAGCGTCGCCCTGGTCAACGGCTCGGTGAGCGCTCACGACCGATCCGCCATTTTCCACGCTTTCCAGAACGACCCCAGTGGTCCACGTGTACTGCTGGCGCACCCGGCAACCACCGCCCATGGGCTGACGCTTACGGCAGCGAGCAACATCATTTGGTACGCGCCGATCTACTCCATCGAGCAGTATGAACAGGCCAACGCGCGTATCGACCGCAAGGGCCAGACTGAACCATGCACCGTAACGCACATCGGTGCGCATCCGTTCGAGTGGGCCATCTACAAGGTGTTGCAGACCAAAGCCTCGCTGCAGAGCGAGTTGCTGTCGCTTTATCACAAACTGCTTGACGGGCACGTTTCTTAACTGTAGCATATGCTACGCATTGTCGGTGACGGGCCGACACTTAACTGGGAGTCAAACCATGGCTACGGCCGATCAAGTCATTGAAGGGTACGTCACCCTGCGCGACAAGCGCAGCGAACTGAAGAAAGCCTACGACGCCGAAGACGGCATGCTGAAAGAGAAACAGGCCAAGCTCGAAGCTTGGCTACTAGGCAAGTTCGAGGAGGTCGGTAGCGACTCCTTCAAGTCCTCCGCGGGCACCGCGTTTCGGCAAGTGGATACGAAAGTGTCGTGCGGTGACTGGCTCGCCTTCTGGCCGTTCATGGCCGAAACTGGCCGCTATGACTTCATGGAGAAGCGCCTCTCCAGCAAAGCCATCAAGGATTACATCGCCGAGGGCAATGACCCGCCGCCGGCCGTGACGCTATTCAACGAGTTCAAAGTTGTAGTTCGCCGCTCTTAATCAATCGAGGAAACACCCGTGGCCAAAGAATTGTCATTGTTCGACCAAGCACAGACCCAGCTACCCGCGCATCTGCAGGGCTACGACTCGGGCCTGAGTAAAACGCTCATGGAAGCGGTGGGGCAGAGCCTCAACCGCATCGGCACCAAGGGCTCGCGTTTCCGTCAGGTCGTACGCGGCGTCGAGGAGGGCGTGTGGCAGGAGAACTACCTGGACGTCATCATCGTTGGCGCCGTGGAGACTGTCTCACGCCGCTACTACCCGAAGACTTACCAGCAGGGCGGAGACAACGCACCGCCGAGTTGCTACAGCGTCGACGGTATCGTGCCGGCAGCGGACGTCAAGCTCAAGCAGGCAGACAAGTGCCAGCAGTGCCCGCAGAACATTAAGGGCAGCAAGACCGGTGAGGGCGGTGTCAAAGCGAAAGCATGCTCCTATTTCCGGCGCTTGGTAGTCATGCTAGCGGGCGACCCCGAGGGCATCATCTATCGCCTGGACGTAACTGCGATGGGCCTGTTCGGTGAGTCGCACGAGAAAGACCAGCGTTACGCTCTGAACGACTACAGCAAGGCCCTGGCCAACCGCCACATGGACGCCGGTGCGGTGGTCACCCGGCTTAGCTTCGATACCGACCAGTCCGTCCCCAAGCTGCTTTTCCAGCCGCTACGCTACATCAGCGAAGGCGACGTCGATGCCATCAATGCGATCCACGCCACCGGCGAACTGCCGCAGTACCTCGACGTGTCCATGAAGACCGTGGACATCAGTGGCGAAGTGTCTGAAGAAGACGCTGCTCCGCCGCCAGCGGCGGCCCCGAAAGCACAGGCACCCAAACCGAAGGCAGCTCCGAAACCTGCACCGGTCGTGGAGCAGGAAGAGGAGATTGAGGAAGAGACTCCGCCTGTCGTGCAGAAGCCCGCGCCCAAGCCCGTTGCTAAGCCGGCTCCACAGAAGCCCGCGCCCGTCGTCGCGCAGCGTGCGGCACCTTCCCAGCCTGCAGCTGCATCAAAGCCAGCGCCGGTGGTGCACGAGGTCGGCAATGATTCGGAACTAGACGATCTGCTTGCTGGCTTGGATCTGTGATGAAATTAACCCAATATCACCGCGATGCGATCGCGGAATCAGTCCTCAATGACATGCCAAAACTGCAAGATCGCAATGCAGCAGCTTTGGAGCTAGCAACGAAATACGTCACCAGCAAACTCCCTTCGGAGCTTCGGGCTATCGTGACTAAATATCCCGAGTGGACCAACAAGGGCTACTACAGTGCCCCGCATGGGCTCAGTTCCATGTACTTGCCTTGCTCGTCAAGCGACCATCGTGACCTGAAGAAGGAGCCGAAGTTATGGGCACAGCTAACTGCGTTGGCTACGGCGCAACGAAGCATGCAAGAGGAACGCAGCGCGATCAGGATCAAGGTGCGGGCAGCGCTTAATTCAGTTCGCACGTTGGCCCAGGCCAAAGAAACTTTTCCTGAGTTCGCTAAATATTTTCCCGAAGAAACCGACCCCGGTAAAACGTCGCGCAATCTTCCTGCCGTTATCGGCCTCGTAGACGATTTGAAGAGAGCTGGCTGGCCCGTGAAGACAAAGAAGAAAACGTCATGACCATCAGCGAGCGCATGGCCACCGGACTGCGGACTGCGCATCTTTCTGCCCGCCAGTTCGCCGCGGTGACAGGGTGCCACTTCACGACCATCGCTCGCCTGCTGCGCGAGGATGACTCCAACCCCCTCGGCATGACACGCACCATGCTGGAAGAACGGCTCGATCGCCTGGAGGAGCTGATCGCACAAGGTCAGCTCCCCTTCGATCGCGGCACGCCGCGCAAAGACAAAGCGGCGCTCCTGAAAAGGCTGTTCACCACCATCTGAGGGGGCGGGGCGTGGATCACACCCAGCGGCAATTCTTTCACGCGGTGCTCGCGCACAGCGGTCTTCCCTGTCTCGGCACGAAACGTCCGGGGTCAGCGGGAGGCGTGCGTCACCAGGTCACCGACGATGTGGATGCCTTCTGCGATTTGCTGGAGACCACGAACTTCGCGCATCTGGACGGCTATTTCTGTATCTCTACGCTCGTACAAGCGAAGGTAGTAGAGCGCGACGCTATCAAGACACGGACGCAGAGCAACGCGTCGCACACCCGCTGCTTCGTGCTGGACATCGACATCCACGCGCCCGGCGACAAGGACCACAACCCGGCCCGGTACTACGAGACGCAGGACGAAGGCCGCGCCGGTCTGGCTGCCATGGTCGACGCGTTCCAGATGCCCCAGCCGATCGTGGTCAACTCAGGCTACGGGCTGCATGTCTACTGGCCAATGGTGGAGGGTGTACCTAGCGCTGAGTGGAAGTCGGTGGCGGATCGGTTCAAGCGAGCGCTGCAGATACCTTTCCCCCAGCTCGTGGGCGATGGCAGCCGCGTCGCGGATAGCGCGGGTCTACTGCGCATACCAGGCACGTTCAACCTCAAGCACGGCAAGAGCGTGCCGGTAACCATTGAGCAATGGTCGGACGAAGTGCTGGACTTTGGCGAGTTCGCTGAACAGATGCGTCGACAAGGGGGCGCGGCGCTCGGGCCGTCCAGTCCAAAGATGGCCTCACTGGTGCCCAGCATCACGCTGGAGCTGGCCCGCGAAGAGATGGAGCCCGTAGCGCTCACCGCGCTGGTCAAGAACTGCAACTGGGTCGCCCGCTATCTGAAGGGCATGGACAGCGCTGACGAGCCCGCGTGGTACGCGATGCTGGGGCTGGCACCGTTCGTGACTCACACGGCGCAAGGCAAGACGATCAATGGCGCACAGGTCGCTCATCTCTTCTCGCGCAAGCACCCGGCATATACCCCATTCGATACTGAGCGCAAATACCAGCAAGCCTCCGTCGGCCAGACCGGCCCCACTACTTGCATCCGCTTTCAAGGCATCGACCGTACCGGCTGCGAGGGCTGCCCCTTCCTGGGCGACGTCAAGTCACCGGCTGCGGCGGCGCGCTTATCACGCCCCATCACCGAGCCCAAAGCCGTCGAGACCTCGGTACGTGATGAAGCCGGTGTGGTCACGCAAGCGACGGTACATATCCCCGTGCCGCCAGCACCGTACTTCCGCGGGGAAGATGGTGGCGTGTTTGTCCGCAGCAAAAAGCAGGAAGAGGATGGCAGCTGGACCAGCTTCATTCAGAAGGTCTATGACTACGACATCTATCCGACCCGGCGCTACCGCACCGAGAACATTGAAACCGAGTCGCTGGAGATCCAGCTGCACTTGCCGCGCGATGGTATGCGCACCTTCAAGATGCCAACCGAGCTGCTGGCCGAGCAGAAGAAACTCAGTACCTATCTGACCGGCCACGGCGTTGTCGCCGAGCATGGCAGCGGCGTCCTCATTGCCAAATACATGGTGACCTATGTGCGAGACATGCAGATGAACCGAGCCGCTGAAATCGAATTCTCCCGCTTCGGATGGCGCGACATTCTCTCCGACCATCCGAAGTTCATCGTGGGCAACGGCTATATCAGCAAGGACGCCCCACTCAACGCGGGAACTTTCGCGCCCTACTTGCGGCAGGCAGCGACCTCCGTGGCCTGCGCCGGTGACCTGGAGGAGTGGAAGAAGGCATTCAACGTCTACCAGGGGATGACCGGTAGCGAGCCGTTCCAGATGTGCATTCTCCTGGGCTTCGCCGCCCCCCTGCTGGCGCTCACCGAGTACCGTGGCGTACTGTTCAACATGGTTGGCCATGGTGGCTCGGGCAAGTCCACGGCGCTGAAGATCATGGCCTCGGTATGGGGGCAGCCCAACGAGGCGCGCGTCTCCATCAAGGATACCGAGATCGCCGTGGAGAACATGATGGGTACCTGAACTGCATCCCCGTCGCCTTCGATGAGTTGACCAAGTGGGACCCGGACAAGCTGGGCAAGTTCGTGCTCAACCTCACCGGCGGCCGGGGCAAGATGCGCGCCGGACGTAATGGCGCCAACATCACCAACAACACCGAGTGGGACACCATCGTTGCCTGCTCGTCCAACACCAGCGTCTATACGCGCCTGGCTGAAGCGCGCACCGGCTACACCGCCGAGGCCATGCGTGTTTACGAGGTTAGCGTCGAGAAGGGTGATCCCCAGCACAAGCCACGCATGGACGCTGCCTCTGCCATCCTGCTGAAGAACTACGGCTTAGCCGGGCGCAAGTACATGGAGTGGTTGATTAAGAATCTCCTACCCGTACAGCAGGCGGTAGAGAAGGCCATGGCCCAGCTGGACGCTGCAGGACGTGCTACTGATGAGCGCTTCTGGGTGGCTCTGCTAGCGGCGCTGCGGGTCAGTGGGAAGATCACCAAGCAGATGGGCCTGCACGACTATGATATTGATCACCTGATCGCATGGGCCACGGGGCAGACTGTCGAGGCACGCGTCGAGATCCAAGCCTCCCACTCCTCTCCGCTCGCGGTGCTGGCCGACTACTTCAACGATACGCTGGACGGCACGCTATACTTCCGCGAAGGCGCTGTCAACCTCGATGGGCCGTCGACCTTCGTGCGAAGTGTAAAGAACCGCATTGAGGCCACCGGCGGCGTAATCCACACGGCCTACATTTCCGTCGCATCCATCCGCGCCTATTGCGCACCCAAGAACATCGACATGGCCTGGCTCAAGCGTGGCTTGATGGATTCCGGCGTGATGGCTAGCGGCGAGATTACTAAACGACTGGCGACCGGGACGTCGCTGCCCAATACCCCCACACGAGCCTGGACGATCGATATGGGGCATGCGCTACTGAACGACGTGGCGGTATTGCCGCCGGAGGAGGGAGCGTGAGCATCCTACGAGTTTTATTGCAGGTACATCAGGCATTCGAGCAGCACAACATGAAGCCTCCATCCATGCTGATGCTAGCTGATCGGAATGCTAGCAAGGAATTAGCACGCGAGATTAGCGCACTTTCCCTAACGGACCTCATGTCCGACCCACCCGGTTTGGAAGTCCGTATGACTGAAGGTACGATGCCTATCCTTTTCGTCGAAGTGGAATGCGTAGGTATTCGGCTACGTTGCCCCGTTGCTCTGTCTGACGTGCATAACGGGCACGTTTATTTACAGAGCCTTCTATTCGCTTCGGAGGGGCATGAACTTTCTTATTAGAGCACTTATCGTGACATCCGTTTCTCTGGCCATAGCGTTCGGGTTCCAGCGGCTTAGTGCTATCCCGTTCCAGCGATCTTTTGAGGAAGCCATGTACTTATTCTTTGCGCTTTCTGTGGCTGCTCTAATACTCCTCTTGGGAGAATATCCTCGATGACCACCATTCGCCTTCCCAGCGCCAGCCCACCCGATCAAGTCTTGCGGGCACAGGCTTCCCATCGTTTCACCCTCGCGCGCATCAGCGGCGAAGGGCACAGTATCTCCACGGTCGCGGAGGCGGTGGCGAAGACCGAGGATCAAGTCAGGGCAGCGATAAGGAAGATCAGGAAACAGGGTGACGGATCGGTGTCGTGGGCACAACTTTATGAGGCGTTGGGGGTATGAAAGCAGAATCAAGTCCTGGCTACGACGACCTTTGGCTTTACTTTGGCCTATCTCGGGCGAGTTGGCTAACAATGCCGCGGGCCTTCATGCACGAGATGCCTGACGAATGGCAAGCGAAGATGGCCGCGCTACTTTGGGAGTGGCAGAAAACATGGAAGTGGCCCGATGAATTAGGCACTCCCTATGTTTCGCAACGAGTAAACGGGCGGTTCACTTCGTTCCCCGAATATGTATTGAACTACCGGCACCCAAAAATAAAATACATCGACTCGTGCCGAGTACCTACCGAATAGTTTTCTCCGCCGCATCCGTCGCCGTACGCAACGCCGAGTCGAGCTGCTTGCGTACGTACTGTTTTCTCTCCGGCCCATCCTTGGAAGCGACTAGTGCCTTGAGCCCGGCCTGGTAGGTCTTTTTCGCCGCCTCGATCTGGTTCAAGGCCACGAGCTTCTGCTGGGCATCGGGGTTGGTGGATAGCCACTGCTGGCCAGCGGCAGCATACTCGGGTGAACCCTTGGGGCCAGCCTGCAGCCGCACATGGTTGAGCTGCTGCAGCGAAGGGGTCAGCTCGTCGATCACCTTGTACATGTGGCTGGAGTCGTAATACGGCGCGCCCTGGTAGGTCAGCCGCAGCTCGGCGCTGAGGGCATTGTTCGGAAGCCCTTGCGCTTCGCGGCTACTCTGCCCCAGTGTCGCACGCATGAGGTCAGTAGGCGCCGTACCCATGTAGCTTTCGGACATGAACTTCAGCGTCTCGGGGAAGAAGTCCGCGCCGGTGTGCTCGTTCAGCGACTTGGCCAGATCCTTCCACATCTCCGGCGTATTGGTCTTGCCCTGGTCGGAGGCGAACTCCTGAGTGTTGGGATGCGTCGTAGTGATCGACTGACCGAAGTCGTTGACGTTGTGTGCGATGTCCGCCGCTGGCTGCAGCACGGTCGGGGTAACGGCCCCCATGCCGATGCCCAATAGGTGTGCAAGTAACCCCGAGTGCTCCGGCGTCGCCAAGGGCTCCATCAGCGGGATGTTCCGCCCCAGCACTTTGCCGTAGGCGGCTGCCGCGTCAGAAGCACTGATATCACCCGCCATGACCGCCGCCATCAGCGTACCGGGACCGGTGAGTATCTGATGCGCGCCTAAGCCCGCAGGGTAGACGTACGGTGTGCCGGTGTTGTACCCAATGAAGCCTTTGGTCACCAGGTCCTCGGGGTTACCCTCGGCGATACTGGCCATGTTGTAGTGGCCGCTCTCGTCCTTGCCCAGCATCTCGCGATCGAAGTAGTACCGCAGGAAGGCGTAGCCGGACATGGACCCGACCAGCATACCCACCTTGCCCCAGTCCACGGAGGTATGCACCGTGCGTCCCAAGATATTCACCGGCCGCAGCCCTTCGGGATGGCGGAACGCGCGTATAAGGTTGTCGGTCGCTGTTGCGCCGATGCGGAAGAAGCTGTGGTAGCCGTTGAACGCCCGCCCCGCCGTACCCCGCTGCTGCAGGTCGAAAGCTTGCTTGGTCAGGGCTGCGGCATCGGCATCACTCATGCCCTTCTTGACCAGTGCGCGGAAGAGGCCCACGCTGGGGATGTTCTCTGCGACGTCCGCCAGACCACGCTCATAGCGCAGCACCGCTCGGCCGCCTTTGACCAGCGGGTTAGACTGTTCACGCCGGGCTGCCGAGACAAGGGCGTTCTTGCTCTCGTGCATGGTCAGCTCTTGCGTGAAGGCGGTGGAGGCACCGGCCTCGTTCATGCGCTTGACCCAGCCAGCCATGCTGTCGGGGTTGGCCTTGGCCAGAGCGCGCACGCCCTCGGTATCATGTTGGATCGTCTTCGCCAGCCACGCACCCGTACCCTCGTGAAAGACGCCGCTGAAGGTATTGGCATATGCCTCGACCATGTGTCCGGCGAAGTCCAGCGGGGTGCGCGAGTTCTGCAGCGCGTACATGATCGGCTTCTCCAGCATCAGACGTGGCAGTAGCGTAGCCGCTGTCCAGACCGGGTTGGCGATGGTGCGTGCTTGGGAGAGAAAATTGGTGGCGTGAGTGATGTAGCGTGTCGGCTCGCCCAGGCCCACGGCGCGTGTCAGAGGATGCGTCAAGGTCTCGACACCTGAAGCGATAGCATCGACCCACGGAATGTCCCGCAGATCCCAGTTCGTGCCGATCGCCCGCATACCGTTATACACGTCGCTGGTCTCGGGGAAGTTCATGACGTAGTGCATGCGCCCTTCGTGGTGCACGACGTTACGCCCACCGGTGGGTAGCTGGTCGACATGCTTGCCGGTGCGCACGTTGTCGTAGCCCTCACGCGGCGTACCCGTCCACGACTCGACCGTGGTATTCATGATCTCGTGCTTGGCGACAGTCGGTGCCATCTCGGGACGGGCTTTGGCCAGCGCCTGCAGAGCCTTCTTGTTGGCCGAGTGAGCTTCCAGCACACTGTTGGTGAACTCGTGCCGGGCGACGTTACGCGCCGCGGCCTCCATCTGCTGGAAAGGCGAGAGCAGTCCATTCGCTGCCATCGTCGCACGGCCTTCTGCCGTGTTGAGCTGCTTGGCGTTGGCCGAGGCCATAAGCTTGGCACCTCGATCAGATAGCTCGGTGACCAGGGGGTCGATCTCATTCTTGCCGTCGGAGGCGTAGCCGGTTAGCGTGCTCCACGTATTGTTGTCGAACGCCTGGGCGAACGGGTCGTCTGCTGCCACGTCGCCGCTCTGCAGCCGGCGCTGATAGATATTCTTGTTCAACTCGCCGTACAGTGGGTCAAACCGCTTGGAGGCTTCGGCTGTGCCGTTCTTGGCGTATTCCGTCAGCTTGCGCACGCGACGGTCGTACTGAGTCTCGCCCGTGTCGGAGTGGGCGATGCCCTTGGTGGAGCGAGCCCACTCGGCGAATGGCTGGCTCGCATGCTGTTTGACCAGCGCGGTCAGCTGCGCCTCACCCTCCTTGCTCGGTAGCTCGCGGCGCGTGATCTTGCCGAGGATTTTCTGGCGGATAGCCTCCTGACCGTTCTCCAGCGCCACGTTGCGACGATACTCACTTGGCCACTGATGCGTCATCTCCGATCGCACGATGCGGTATTCGCCCAACTTCTGCATGGCCTTGAGCGGGTCCATGTCCACCTCGTGACTGAACTGCACGAAGGCGTTGACGATGGGCTTCATGAACTTGTCGGCGTCCTGCTGTACTAGCTCACCGGCCGTGCCGATCATGCGCCGCGCCTGCAGGGTCAGGTTGTGCTTGACGTCGGTAGCCAGACCGAAATTGCGCAGTAACCCCTCACGCAGGTCGTCGAACGAGGCATGGCTAGCCACCAGTACCTCACGAGCTTTACGCAGCACGGTGCGCGTGCGCTGCACGCCATCGGACTCGGGGCCATCCAACACGAAGTTGTGCAGCCGCTCTGCCTCCATGACAGGAGAGAACCCCTCAGGCTGGCCGGCATACCGCTCCTTAGTCAACTCGTAGTCACGTAAGAAGCGCTGTGTACCGGACTCCTGCGTACCCATGATGTGCTGCAAGCCGTCGATGATGGCCTGTTTGTTAGGGTTCGCACCGAACAGCGAACGGATCTGGTCGATGAATCCCTTGAGCCACTGGTGCGCCTGCGCGAGCAGGCCTTTGCCCTTGAACCCATGCTCCAGCATATCCGTGGCGTGCACCGCCCAGTATTCGCTCGGATTGACCAGCGAGTAGAGTTCGCCGATGCGCTTGGAGGCTACAGCCTTGGTGTCACGCAAGTGCAGTAGTTCTTCTTTGGCGCCTTGGGCATATAGGGCTCTTTCGCTGGCAGTCTTGGCCTTGAGCCCGTTCTGCAGGTACTCGAACATGCCCTGTTCCGACGGGGCAGCACCGGCAGCCAGACGACTGATCTCCGCCTCTCTCGCCTTGAGGATGGCATCGCGAATCGGGGGCGGCATCAGCGACTCGGCCGCATGCATCAGTTCGTGCACCGCCGTGGAGGATGTCATGTCCTTGCGATCGACTAGCTCCAGCACGCGGGACACTGCACCAAACCGGCCGCCGTAGTTCACCCCTTCCGTCAGCGGGGTCTTGGACACGTCGTTAATGGTTCGGATTAGCGCCGGGTTCTTGCCCAGCACCCATGCAAGAAAGTCGGTCGCCTTCTGGTGCGGCTCGCTATCAGGGAACAGCTTCCTCAGCTTGGCAATGGTCTCGGCCGCGCGCGCTCGATCACTCTTGAGCCCTGTGGGCATTTCGTCTGCCGCGCGCGCGATAGCTTCCGCCGAACGGCCTAGCTCTGTCGTGGGAGCTTCGCCGCGGGAGACGTCCAGCAGATCTTCCTTCCCCGCATCGACGGCTTTGGTTGCCTCGGTATCGCGCCCTGCCGCTTCGCGCGGGGTCTCACGCCCGGCTTGGCGCAGCGTTTTAGCCTCTTCGAGCGTGATGGTGTCGTCGCTACGCATCTCCTTGATGCGAGCGTGCAGGTCTTCCGGCATGCCATTCTGGGCACGCTCCACCAAAGTGCGCACATCCGCCAGATCGGCAGGCGTAACTTTGCCCTCAAGCGTCTGGCCTACAACATCAGCGTTTGCGCTTGAGGCGGTTGGCTCCAGCGGGTTTGCTTCCACTGGAGCCGGGGCTTTTTTTGCCGCGACACCTTCTTTGGAAAGCGGCGAGACTTTCCCCTCCAGTGGCTTGGTATCCCCGAGGTCCACGTTGGGCTGACTGTCCAGGTCCGAAGGGATGTCTGCGTTGGGATGCCGGCCAGCGATACCCGCCTTCTTGATTGCCGCCTTCAGGGCGTCCTGATATTTGATCGGGTCGACGTCGTACTTCTGCCGGATGAAGTGGTTCTCCGCCGCCGTGGCCGCGTCGTGCGCATCGTGGTAGACCGCGCCCATCTCCTTCATCAGGGGCCACTCGACCCGCTCGTGAAGGGCAACGGCTTCATGGACGTTGATGCGCCGGCCATCCACGTTGACGTACTTCGGCATGCGCTGGTCGATGTAGATCGTATTACCGTCCTGACTCACGCCGCCAGCCAGGTGTACATCCTTGGTCGTAACCACGGGGGTCTTGCTATTGAGCGGTTCGCCCGGCGAGCGCGGCTGACCTAGATCGTTGACCTTATTGACGCCTGGCGCTTCCACTTTCGCCGTGGCAGCCTGTACGTCGCCTGGTACTGTCTCACTCTTGGTCGCGCTCGGTATCGAAGCCACCTCCCTCTGGTAGGCGTGGTATTTCTCTTCCAAGGTCATCTTGGCGAGTTTCGCCGCCGGATAGGCGCTACGCACGCCCTTGCGAACCTTAGTCAGGGCCTCATCCATTGCCGTATGCAGCTGCCTACTCTGCAGATCGCCGGACTGTTCTGCCGTCTGGTCAAGCGGGTCTTTCGGCGTGTTGTCCACCGGGCTACCAGCCTGCTCACCACCCATGGCTTCGCCTGCCAGGGTCTGCGCCAGCTCAGGGTTAAGCGGCGTGCCTGATTCTTGCCCCGGCACTTCGGCTACAGGGGCCGCTGACTCGCCCTGCGGTGCCGCCTGCGGTGCTTCCCCGGGTACGCTGGGAGCTTGCCCTTGGACATCGGGCTGTCCCGTCTCGGCGATGGCCGGAGCGGGCGTAGCAGTAGCCGCCTGTCGCCCATGGGCTAGCAGCTCGGGCAGACCTTCTTGCGGGGCCACCGTGTGTAGCCGGGTAGCCACTGCCTCGATCGCATCGTGTTGCTGTACCGGGGACATTTTGGACCAGTCAGCACCAGATTCACTAGCTGCGTTCTGCGCGACTGCGGTCGCCTGCTGCAGCAATTCCTGTGGAGACTTCGCAGCCTTGGCTGCTTGGATGTAGTCACGATCGGCCCCAGCTGCCGCTGCCGCTTCTTTCACTTGGGCATGCTGAGCCTCAGGGATGCCAGCGCCGGTAGAGACAGTGGGCAGCTGCACATCGCTAGGGGCATTGATCGGATTACCTGCGGCATCAGTCAGGGGCTTACCTGCCACATCGACCGCTTGGACTGGTGGATTTGCGCCGGCAGGGGTAGCGGCGGTTGGAGCACCAGATTCGGCCGCCGCCCGCGCGGCTACTCGTGCATTTACTTGATGGCCCAGCTCACCTAGCGCCGTTCCCAGCACGGTCTGCAATCCTACGTCCTTCAGGGATAGCGGATTGTTCTTCGCGTCGACCACGTTGCTGCCGATATTCTGGCCCGCGCCGATAGCAGCGTTTGCAAGACCGGACTTGAGCAGGCGCTTGCCCACTGTGCCTGCGACTCCACCCCCCACACCAAGACCTGCGAGATTCGCTGCCGTATTGATACCCAGGATGCCTTCTTGTTGGGCAACTGACCCACCCGCGTCACGTTCATTACCCACCGCGCTCATGGTTGGCAGCACGCCGAGCGAGGCGACCGCGCCAGGCAATTGACCTACGAAGGCAGCAGTGGGAGATCGAGAAGCGGCTTCTTCCTGTAGCTTCTTGCCCTGCGCCGTCATAGCGTTAACGGTAGGGTCTGTCGCCCGGAAGTAGGCATCGGCCATGTTGCTCTGCGGCGTGCCGGGGATGAGATTATTGTTGATCGCATCGCCCAGTACAGCGACGCCACCGCCGACATAGCGCGCTGCTTCGCCTAGACCTTGCTCTGTCGCGCCCAGCGCGGATTTGCCAAGATCTGCCAAGCTCTCCCCGAAACCGCCTTTGCTCGCCGTCTCTGCGGCTTGCTTGTTATACTGCGCGGCGAAGGGCGCGAAGTTGGCGTCGTCGGCTGCTTTCCACGAAGCCTCGATGCCTTTGCTGTAGGCTCCCTTTCGCGTATACGCCTCACGCATGGCCGGTAGGTGCTGCGTAAACGAGGTGTCCTTGAGCTGCTGTAGCTGCTCCGGTGTCAGATGCTTTCCGCCATTGGCCTTCTCGGCAGCAGCTACAGCATCGGGGAATGCAGGAAGTGCAGGCTCGGCGGTAGAAGCCACTGGCGGCATGGGACGCAGCGCAGTAGGAACTGTCGCCGGAGCAGCACTTGCCCCTTCGCCTGGAAATTGCCCGGTGCGTAGGTAGCGCTCATAGAGACTTTCCCCACCCGGCGGGGCTGCAGTACCGGGGTCCATGACTGAGCCAGTGTTGGGCGTATCCATCATGCGTTGTCCAGGAGGGTGCCGAGGGCTTTACGCAGGGCGCTCTTAGGCAAGGACGCCAGCGTATTGGGGATCACTTTGCGCGCGATGAGGCTGAAAGACTCAATCGGGTTGTCCGGCGCGACGATGTACAGCGAGCGGTGCTGATCTGCCGCCTGTCGTAGCGAGCCAGGAAAAGTCATCTCGATCTGCTCGCTGCCGCCGTAGTACGTGAGGAAGGGGTTGTCCTCCGTCACTGTCTCGACCGCCTCATCGTAGGCGACGTTGTACTTCAGCAGCTCGTTGACCAGCGAGTTACCGCTATCCTTGGGATTGACTCTGGCCAGAGTAGTGTCGGAGGTACGCATCGAGTTGCCCCTGCAGTGGTGTGTTGGCGACCGTGGCCTTGACGTAATCGGCTACCGGTGCGACGGTTTGCCCGTTGGGTAGTTTATAGGGTTGCGACCACGAAGCGGGGTTGTTCGCCGCCGCGGGGAGGTAATGATGCGCGATCGCTTTGAACGCGTCACCGCCGTAATGCTGCAGGCTGCGTGCTATGTCTTCCTGCGCCCTTTGATCCTGTATAGCCCGAGGTGCGAGAGCGGCACTACGGTAGCCACCATAGCCAGCCCACGTCGGATCAGTGTACTGATATGCACCCGACGCCGTGTTACCTGGCCGGTCATGGTTGACTGCCGCATAGTTACCTCCAGACTCATGGTGACGGATCAAGCTGGCCACCGTCGACGCATCAATCGGGGGCGCTGAAGAGGCTTGCGGTTCAGGTGCGGTGGCCTGGGCAACGGTTGAGCCAATAGCTCCAATAGCGCCCGGCGCGCTGGCAGCGACTTTCGCTCCCGCGTGAATACTGCTCTTGGCCTGTTCCCCTAGCTGTTTAGCATAGGCCACAGCTTGCCGAAGATTACCCATGGGGTCTTGCCCCTGCGCAGGATCGACAGGAGCCGTGCCTGGCGGGGGCGTGCTCTGGGCGCCCAGATTATCCTGTGCTATCGCCCCGCCGGCGGTAGGTGTACCTAAACCATACTGCCTCAGGATCTGGTCGATGGAGGAGTCCATCAGGCTGCCTGCGTATCGGTGCTGAAGTTAGCTCCACCGCCCTGCCCTTGCTGGTAAGCAGGATGCTGCTGGGCGACATGTTGCGCCACGGCTTCGACGGGGTGTCCGGTCAATTGGCTGGTGTAGTGCAGGATGTGTGCCTGGTGGATAGGGTCCAGTTCGTGAAATGGCTTCATAACGGAGCCTTGGGGATTGATACCCTGATCCGAGGCCCCTTCAGCCGCTGGCGGCGCAGCGGGGGTAGTCCCTGCGGCGGGTGCTGCCGCGGCCGGAGCCGTACCATAGCGATTGGGGAAGGCTGGCGGTGGAGCGACAGCCGCAGCTCTGGCACCGGCGGCCACCTGCGCTGCTTGCCCTCGCTCCATAGACCCTTGTCCTAAAGCTTGCCGATAGGCGTTCAACCCCGTATCGCTGTACAGCTTTTCCTCACGGGCGAAGTTTAATCGACGCGCTTGGTCTTGCGCGGATGGAGGGGCGTACAGAGGGTTGAGCTGCGATGCCACACTGTTGACTGCGGATGTATCGCCCGTGTCCCCGTAAACACCTTCGCCTAGTCCAAGGTGCCCTTCTAGATACTTGTCGCGGATCTGCCCTGCAGCATAGGGATCAGCGTAGTCCTCGTAGGGCTCTCGCGAGAGGTCTCGACGCGTCTCGTATTGCGCCTGCTGCGCCTTCTCAGGGTTGAGATACTTGGCTTCCCAGTCGGCTTGGCGAGCTGCACGGGCATCCTGCTGCAGCTTGTTCTCCAGCTCCGAACCCTGCGTGTAACCCTGGGCATAGCCACCGAAAGGATTGACGTAATCAGCCATGGCTTAGTGTCCTGTGAGCTGCTTGTAGGTCGACTGCACATCAGCCTGACCCTGTTTCTGACCGATGGACCCCGATAGTCCACTGGCGATCGAGCCGAACTGATTCCCGAGCTGAGTATAAGCGCTATTGAGCCCACTGGCGGCAGAGGCCAATCCGCGCGCGACCTCATTGCCTGCTCCAATGCCGATATTGACGACCATCACCTGACGATTGAACTGACGCTCATTATGGTCCTGCGCATAGGTCAGCTCACTGCGGTAGCCCATGTACCAGTTTGCAGCCATCTGCTGCACGCGGTGCTTAGCGTACTCATAGTCCAGCCGCTGTCCAGCACCGAGTGCGTAGCGAGACAAACTCTTGCGCGCCATGAGCCACTGCCGATCCATCTCAGCCACGCGAGCGGCGGCGGCCGGCACAGAGGCATAAAGATCCTGCGTGTAAGTAGGGTTACCTGTAGGACTGAAAGCTTCTGCTGCGGAAGCGCCCATCGGCGCTTGGTGCACATGTTGGAAGAAGTCGAAGTCCTGCTTGTTGGTATTGTAGTAGTCCTTCGACAGACTGAGCGCTTTGTTGTTGAGGATGATCTGCCCGATAACGAAAGCGATGAGGCCGATGCCACGCATGCCGCCCGCCGACTTACCTCCTGACATATCCGCAACGGCTTGGGAGTCAGCGCCCCACTGCGTCTGGTTGCCGCCGGTATACGTTTTGTTGTCGACGGCCATGGCTTACCTCGACCCTGGAAATAGCGCTTGTCCACCAGTCACTGCGGCGGGACTGTCCAGGGCGTACGTCGAAGCGCTATAGGGCGCCGCACTCGCCAAGCCACTTCGCACTGCGCCCGCCGGTGGCTGGTACTTTGGGCTGGAGGAATTGGCCAGTGCCGCATACCTGGCCTGCACATCTTTATGCCCCTGCACGAGACCGCGGCGTTGCGCCAAGCTGTTAGACATGTCAGCGAAATTAGATGCTCGTGATGTCATGTTGTCCTCGCGCAACTCAACGGCCGAAGCCAGACCACCGAGCACGGTACTCATCTGCTTCAAGGCGACGTTGTGCAGCTTCATGCGGTGATCCCAGCGCTGCTCGCTCAGCAAATCGAAGTTGACCTCGGAGAAGCGAAACATCACATTGGTCCACTGGCTTTCGGTGAGCAGTTGATCCTGGGTCAATTCGTCATTCAAGATAGCCGCCGCCGGTATCGTTCCGAACATGAGGCTATGCCGGATATACCACGGTGTGGGAGAGTTCCCCATCGCGTCGCCAAAGACCCCGGTCGGGCTATAGAGCTGTGCTGCTGTCGCCGCGTACTGCATAGTGACTAGCGGAGTATTGTAGACCGCTACGGCGAGCGGGGCTTCTGCACCTTGCTGAAACGTTGAATAGTAAAACTGCCGCTGTGCGTGGTAGAGATTGTAGTAACTACGCGCGAGGTCTACCACGCCAAAACTGCTCCACAGGGAGCCGACCATCGCTGCCCCTTCGAGGGCTTGCGTGATGATCTCAGTCAGGTCGGTTTCAAAGACCGCGGCGGCCATAGGTCACTTCATCAGGAGGGGCATGAGTTCTTTCTTGAGCTGCACCGAACCGGCCATCTGCAACGCGGGACCGCCCACCAAAAACAGGATCTGTGAAAACGGCGCTAGGCTAGAAGCCTCAGCGCCCATGATCAGTTTATCCCATGGGCTGATTTTCGTCTCTCCCCGCTCGATCTGCATGCCTACCGAGTCAAGATGGTCCATGAGAACGGTGTGCACTAAGGGCATGATAGCCGGTGCATGCTGCCCCCAGAAAGCGTTGCTGTTGAGCCCGACTACCATGTCGAAGAACAAACGGACGTATCGCGCTTCCGTCGGCCGGCGCAATCCCACGAACGCGTTAGCCAAGGATACCGCGACTTCCATAGCAAGAAGAGCGATCGCCATATGTGCGTGAGAGCCCGGATCGTCCTTACCCTTGTGCTCGTCCAGCTGCAGCGCGCGGTGCATTGCTGCGCGCACATCCTCATCGAACTGCTTGTTCCCTTTGAACGCTTCCGTGACCCGCTGCTCCAGCTCATTCATCGCCCATCAACTCCCGTATGGAGGAGGCCACGCGCACTTCCGTCACGCGCGAGCACCCTGCTATTTCGATCTCAGCCGTAATGCCCCGTATGTTTGGCGGCAAACGGAACGGCACACACCCTCGTACAACTACATCATAGACGCAACAGTCGTCCACATACAGCCTGAAGTGCACGCCTCCTCCTTGGCACGAGTGCACTACTTTGGCCGCGGCGAACGTCGTCTGGCCGGGGAACACGAACTTCTTGGAGCGCCACACAAAGCGTTGCTTGGTGGAGGCCTCGTATGCCAGTAGCCCCACGTCTTCAGGTAGCTGCATGGAGTAGACCGGGCTGTTCTGATAGAACACTACTGCAGCCCCCCATGGGGCGCGAACGTACGAGGCACTGCCGCCCACAATATTACTCAATGGAGGAAGCAGGCAGGTAACCAAGGTACCTGGTCCGCTAGAAGGGCTGAGCGAGTCCCCCGTAGCCAGCATGAAACCTGGCCCAGGGACAGGCACGGAGAACATCTGAGGGGTAAATTGAATGATCGTACTCAAAAGGCTATCCCCATGAATACTGACCAATAAACCTGATTGGGTAGGTCGGTAATAACAGCAGGGTCCGGCGACCACGTTACTCGATCCGAAGAGGTTAAACGGACTGGAGTACTGACATCTGACGCCTTAGTACTAGCATTCGCAGTGACCCCCTGTGGCATTGATATGCCCGCTACTTGAATGGCTCGGGGCAGTAAGTAACTAGGGGTTACCGTTACGGTATACCCTGTTGCTGGACCACTACCAGAAAGCCAAACTAAGGATACTGCTCCTGACGCATCAACGGAAACTTGTAGGTGCTCGTTGCTAAAATATCCGTTAAATATTGATGATGCCCCGCTCTTACCCAGAACCCCGGAATAGTAAACATGTCTTGGGTTATTAGCATTCAGCACTGAAATAGTGCACGAACCAAGATCAAAGGCGTTGGTCCAGCTCATGCCGACTGCCCTCCGCCGCCAAACGCGTAATAGCGACCATTGTGGTAGAAGGCTTGGTCGACCTGGCTAAACAATACTTCAGCACCTACAGCTGGTAGCCGACCTGCCTTCCCCCTCGCCATGTCTTTGGATAGCATCTGTGCCTGCGCCCCAGAAAGCGAAACCACGCCCTGGGCACAAGTGTAAATCGCTCCATCAGGAGACGCCACCATGGAGTTAGGGATACAGGCATAAGTCCCGAGAACAGGAGTGATAGATAGCACCACCCCACCAGAATCTGTCGTATGCGCCTCCGCCATGAAGCAACCCAACTGCGTACCCACATAGAGTCGATCACCGACAGATACCGCTCCGGTAACCACAAGACCGGGAGCGCTGGCCAGGTTGTACCCATTCTCCACAGGCCATATGCCCCAAGTGAAGCGCTCAGACATCGCGATTTGACCCTCAGCAGATACCAACCAGACGTACCCACTCTCCAGCACGCCCATAGCTACAGCACTGAACGGCGCTGTTAGCGGTCCGCGATAGAGGTACGTATCGAAAGGGTTAGACACTGCGGAGCCGCCGTCGACAAAGACTCCGCCATTAGGCAGCTGATCCACAACAAGCTGCCAGTTGGCCGTAACGGCGCCGTTAGTGCCGGCGCCTGTCGTAACGTCCGACGTGCTGCGATACACACGGGCGTAAGCTCCTGAGCACGCCACAGTCATATGCGCTACGTCCCCTTCGTACATCAATCCGTCTGGGTGAGATCCCGACAGGATAGACAGGGCAGACTCGTAAGCTACCCCGCCTAAGATATTGATGGAGGTGACGCCGTAGATGCGATTGACCGCTTTGGTAGATAGCCCAGCTGAAGTAAGGGAGATCGTCCCGCTCGCGCTACTATTGGCGCTCGGCTGCAAGAACCCTGCGTCATCGAGATAGATGGTCTGAATGCCAAAGGGCGGCCCGCCGAAGGCAATGCCATAGGTCCCGGCGAAGGTGGTGTACGCGCTATTGCCTTGCCCTGGCCCGATACTGATACTGGCTGCATCCATCTGTACCCACTGCGGAAGCGCACGCAACGAGCCATCAGTGAGTAGGCAGTTGTGCGCGATCTGCGCTTCGCTATTGTCCAGCAAGCGCGCATCGACGCCAGGACGTAGACCAGCAAAACGGTTGATGCGGATACTGCTCATCCTGGCGCCAAGGCCACGAGGCCATAACTAAGCACCGCTGACCCACTTGGCACAGCCGTGGTAAGCAGGGCCAGGCTCGTCGTTAGCGGCCCAGCGATAATGATGCTCATCGACTGCTGCGACTGCGTGATCGACTGATCCCCTTGGATGATCGTACCCGAGCCGGCGGTGTTGAAGATCGCCATGCCGAACTGCACTGGCGTACCTGGCGTTGTCGTATTGACCATGGTGACATGGGCATGCACCAGCAAAGATTGCCCCGAAGGAATAGCTACAGCCAGTATGGCGCCGGAAATGATGTTGGTATACAGCCCTGTCGAGACGGCCGTGTACGTCGATACCCCGGAGACTGACGTAGCCGCAAGAGATGAAATGACGGAAGCCAGCAGGGCCGGGTTGACCGCTGTGGCATGATCTAGAGGGTTGAGTGGGCTACTGGCATCAGCAAGAGCTACGACACCCACCACACCTTCTGCTGCAGGTGTCGCTGTCAGCGTCTGCGTATTACCCACCCGCGCCGATGTGATCGCCGCGCTGCCACTGTTGATGATGCTAGGCGGATTGAACGCCGAGTCGACTGCAGTAAGCTGTCCTTGTGCGTTGACCGTCAGCCCACCGTATGTCCCCGCTGTAACCCCCGTTGCTGTGAGATTGACCACGGGCGCTATGGAGGGAATTCCTGTAACGGTAATTCCCGTACCCGAGGTAACAGAAGTAACTGTGCCCGCCGACGAAGCAGCAGCGGAAAAGTCAAGCGTTGGCCAATGGCCGGTTATCGTAACGGAATTATCCGCGCTCGTGAATGCTGGGACGGGCACCGTCAAAGTAACAACGGACCCTGCTTGAGTAGCTGCTACCAAGCCTGCACCGAAAATGCTGGTGATACCCGAGGACCCACTGCCACCCGTACCGCCACAGCAGCTCGTGTCGTCTGCGACCTGGGTAAAGGTGAGATTGGGCCAAGTGCCCGTGATGGTAATGCCGCTACCCACGAAGGCCGGCTCAGGGACATCAACAGTGACCGTAGTCCCTACCGTGGTCGCCGTAACAAGATCCGTACCAATGACAGTCATGGGCACCGGGGTTACTTCGGCCGCTACGGCTAGCGCGGTTAGCTCGAAGACCGCAGGATCGCCCGATACATGAGCATTGAGCAGACTACCGTCTTGCTGGCGCGTAATCGGGAAGTTGGTCGAGGCACTGTAGAACACCTGGACAACTTCGGCGGTGCCGCCTGCACCTAGACGCATAAACGTCCAGTCTGCCGAACCAAGTAAGGTTTTGAGCTGCGCCGCACTACTAGCATCAAGCTGCATCGTCGTAGCAGTCAATGAGGCGGGCAGGGGCTGGGTCAGATACCCGGTGATCCCATAAGCGTTCTTGTAGGCCACTGCATGCTCCTGAAATTACGCGGACGGGCAGTAGCCGATCGCGGTGGTGTTGATGGCCAGGTCAAACTGCGAGGGACCCGAAGAAGTCACCAGGAGCGAAGCATTGTTGCTGGTGACGGCGGGAACGGGTACATGAAGATTGAAGTTATTGGTACTGCTGCTGGTGATCGTCACGGAGCTATCGGTACTCGTCAACACCAGAGCGGGGGCAAGCGCGGCAGCCGCGATCAGATCAGCCACGGCCGAGGCTCCCATCACAAACGTCAGCAGCGCTCCAGCGGCAAACGAGAGTGCAAGAGTGTTGTCCTCTCCACGCGTGACCGTAATGACCTGCCCTGTGATGCCGGTGATCTTGATCACTTCCGCGCTATTGCCCACGTAGGCAATGACGTAGGTCCACGCCCCGCCCACGAGCAGCGAAGTCAAATAGGCGGCGTAGGCGCTATCGACCGTCATCACCAAGGCGGAAGTTGGCGCGCTCGACTGCAGCACACCAACGACTCCGGGGGTAGCTACCATCGTCATGACACCACCGTCTGAGTCCGTACATCAACCCATTGCCCACCAAAAGAATAGGCTAGTCCGCCCCCAAGGTCCGCATGTACGACCAACACGCCATTAGTCGGTGGGGCTAAGGGTAGTTTCCCCGCAGCGTAAACGGTCACGGCGAAAGGCGCGAATACCATACCTGTTTCTGTCGCGTTGACTGAGGCCGTCTGACCTGCGGCCCCGGCGTATGTCTTGGGGCAGTCCTTGAGACCGATGAACGTACCCGGGCCGCCTATCCCTGTGCCACTCCAATTCGGATCGGCGAAGGTCGTCGTGACTTGATACGGCCCCGTCGTCGACAGCTGCAGCGCCGGGTTGATCGACACATCCGGCACGAACTGGAACTGCAGCGAAGCGTAGGGATTGCCAAGATAGGACAGGGTGCCGGCGTAGCGCCCGTAGAGTCCATCGAACAGCAGCGCATCAAACTGGAACTGCAGCACACTGCCCACGATGTTGATCGGGGTGTAGGAGGCGAAATCGGCCGCATCGCCCACGCGTCGAATGAGCAGCAGCACATTAGCTAGCACGACATCCGAGCGCGGCGGCGTCTGCACGCTAAGCCGCGGGCAGGTCGTTGATACCGATCCGATCCTCAGGTCCATCGACGCGTCCTCATGTAGGCCACGCCTAGCTTACCGCGTTCAGCGTTGGCGCGGGCATCAGTGATCGCCTGGTAGAATAGCTTCATGACGCGCACGCTATTACCCGGGTCATACCAGGGCTTGCCACGGATATTCATCGCCTCGCCGGCGACGCCCGCGGCGATCGCGTCTCCATACATCGCCGCCATGTCCGCCGGCATGTCCTGCACGTCGGCATTGGGCACCAGCTGCACATGCACCTGGATGGGGTGTTCCTCGTCCTGCTTGGGCTCGATCTCCAGCACCAGCGCGTTGGTCTCGTCCAGGTGGTATCGCTGGCTGCGATAGAGACCGTTCCACCCACGCCAGTAGTCAGGCAGGCTCAGTCGAAAGCCGTCGCGCCGACCAAAAGAGATGGCCCGAACGGAGTGCAGGAAATAGCCGCAGGGGATCGGCAGGGGGTAGCGGTGCACGCCTTTCTGCACGTAGATCGGCAAGCGCATGCGGACGTTGCCCACCTTGCGTGCGAACTCGTTGTACTTGACCCGCAGCATCTGCACGGCCAGCTCGTAGGGGATGGCCGACACGCGCATCAGTACCGAAGGCAGCAGTGAGTCCAGCGGCACGATCTCGTTGCCCTGCTCGTCATAGTCCTGATCGAAGCTCATCGCGCCCCCGTGATGGCTGCATTACCTGCCGCCGTATTGCCACCGTAGTTGCTGGACTGGAACGCGCTGGTCTGTTTGTAGTTCAGGCCGAAGAACTGGTAAAACTGTTGGAAGTGCTTGACGCTGTTGCTCTTGGACTCGGCCGATTCGCTGTCGATCTCGTAGGCCCGGCCAAGCATGTAGTCCTGGGCCAAGTTGAAAATGCCCGGCGCGACATCGACCGTCTCGCTCAAGTTCTGTACCGAGTAGACCCACGGGTTGTTCACGAACGAAGCCTGCACTTGCACGGTCACGCCGAGCGGCACCGGCGGGCTGATGTAGTAGGTCTTGGGGTCTGTTGAGTCGATCGAGTACGACCGCACGTTGAAGACCACGTTTCCATCAGCATCGTACTTCAACCGCACCAGCTTGGGCGGCGTCGTACCCATCGCTTTCAACAACTCCGTGTCCCCTTCGTAGGCCATCGTGCCATCGGGGTTCTGCTCGATCTTGACGAACGCCATCGTGCCGTCGGGCACCGTCTGGATATACCCAGGCACCAGCGTGACCCACTGCCGCAGCGCAAACGCCTCAGGCCGAATGCTGGAGATCTCCGCCATCGCGTCGTTGAGGTACTGCACCAGCATTGCCTGTGTCCAACGCGTGTACTCCTGCCGCGGCCGTTGGTCGGCCAGCTGCACAGAAGCGGCGTAGATCACTTGCTGGACGGTTCTCATGCGTCGCTCTGCTCGCTAGCGGTGAGGTTGACAGCGGGGATCGTCGCTGATCCCGAAGCGGTGGGGACTTCGACCGTATTGCCTTGGGTTGGAGCCGGAGGTGCTTCTGCAGCCACATACTTCACCGTCTTGGCGCGGGCCGGCTTCGCCTTAGCCACCGGGGCCTCAGGTGCTGCTTCACCGACCAGCAGCATAGAGGTATTGAACTCACCATCGCGCGGCGCCGTAAACAGGGTCAGTCCTTTGACTTTCTCCAAGTCGGGACTCCACGGGTACAATGCCCCGTACGCGTTGTTGTAGTAATACCGATGCCCTGCCTTCACAACTGCCATGATGCTTCTCCCAAGAAAAGAGGGGGCGATAGGCGCCCCCTCTTGGTTCACTGCCGTGCGATCAGTTTACTCGCTCAGTGCTGGCCAGTGGGGAAACTCATCAGCTTGGGAGCGATGGTCAATCGCAGGTTTCCGAAGTTGGTCGTCGGAAGCGCCGTCACCGTCAGCTCCAGGATATCCGGGGCATTGTTGAACGTCGCATTGGCGATCACCGCCGTCTGCGTCGCTGCAGTCAACACCGCTGTGCCTGCTGCTGCCGAGCCGCCACCGCCCGAGAAGCCAACCGTCGGGGCCGAGGTATAGCCCGCACCCGGATTCGTCACCGTAACGCTGGCAACCGCACTGGCGATAACCAACGCCGTACCAGCACCACCGGTGCCGCCGCCACCCGACAAACCGATCGTCGGTGGCGAGGTATAGCCTGAACCTGCAGCAGTCACCGTGAAGCCCGTGATGGCGCCACCGGAAACAGTAGCCGTGGCCGTAGCGCCCGTGCCGCCGCCGCCAGTGATAGCCACCGTCGGGGCCGTCGAGTAACCGGAGCCAGCTGCAGCCACCGAGATGGTATTGACGCCAGCACCTACCAGATGTGCCGTCGCTGTCGCACCCGTGCCGCCACCGCCCGTCAAAGCTACCGCCGGAGCAGTGGTATAGCCGGAACCGGCAGTCGTCAGGGTAACCGAAGCGACTTCAGCACCAGGACCACCAGTAACCCATACCGTTGAGCCCGGCGAGGCGAACTGACCAAGCTGAGCGGCACTGCAGTTGATCGCCGGGAAAGTCAGCAAGCCGTTGCGGGTGCTTGGGGTCAGAATCAGGCCGACCTGGGGGTTGCTGATCGTCACCATGATGCCCATGAACAAGACGTTCGGGGGCAGCAAGGCAACGCCGAGGATATCGGCGGCAGCGATCGGCGTGCCTGCCTGCGACTGCTCCAGCACGTACTTCTTGAGCGAAGAATCGAACGCGAAGTCCAGTACACGGGTCACCCCGTTCTGGGACGAGGACGTGAGCGCCAGCATGTTCGGGTCCGTTGCGCTAAACGCCGCGCGCGGGAACATCTCCATGCCAGGAAAGTTCTGGGCGGGGCCACCACCGATGTAAAGTTCACGAGTGCTCATGATGCTCTTGTCCTGTCAGGAAAGGGGTTATGTCGCGCGTCCGCTTACGAGAACGTGCAGTAGAGATGGACCAGCGCGTCCGGGTACAGCACCTTGAAGCCATATACGGTCAGACCCTGGTAGTAGCGATCCCAGTCATCCTTGTCTTCGATGACGCGGGTCTGTTCGATCTGCGCGGCAAAGGCCGTGGCGTTCTTCACGCCGGCCACGATGTGGTAGGCCAGCAGACTGACGCTTGGATCGATCGCCTGCGGGATCAGGTTCGACTTCATGATGGTCCAACCCATCACTTCGTCCGGCAGCTTGCCGTTGGTCAGCGGCGACCAGCTCAAGCCAGTCAAGTATGCGGCGCGAAGGTCGCTATTGCGCAGTGCAGTGATGCCGGCCGGCGGCAGAGTGATGAAGCGGTTGTCGGTCGGGGCATTCTGCTCATCCAGCACCTGATGCGCCTGGGCAAACACCTGTGTGATATTGGCACTGGTGATCGAGACCGGAGCGCCGACCGTACCCATGTTGAGATTCTGCGACTTGACGCCTGCGGTGGGGCCTTGGTTGAAGGGGTCAACCGAGGTGTACATCTGGGTCATCAACGGGCCATCAATCGCAATGGCCAGCTCACGGCCGGCGGACTGCAGGAACCGTTCCTTCCAGGTCGGGAAGTTCTGGATCTGGAACTCATCCACCTGCGACATGGCGATCGAGAAGTCTTTCGACTGGTCAATGGTCATGGTGATCGGGTCGGACTCGATCGTGTCGTGCTGGATCGGCTGGCCCTTGATCGCGTCACGGACCCGCACACGCGGCTCACGCCAGAAGGTAATCTGATCGCCGCCCTTCTCCAGCTCACCGGTGTATTCGGTCGAGGAGATTTCACCGTAGATGGTGCTGGCGTAGAAGCGCTCCAGCAAATCCATCGAGAACAACGGGGTAATGAGATTGCCAGAATACTGCGGGTAACCTGCGGCGGCTGGGATGGCCATGGACTTCTTCCTCGTTGACTAGCCCCAACCGGGGCATGTGGGTTTACGGGTCGACGCGGCCTTCTTCATTCGCCTTGTCAAACTCTGCCTTGTACTTGTCGAACTCTTGCTGCGAAATCTGCTTCTTGCGCAACTGCTCACTTTTCTTTTTGCGCTCGGTCATGGTGAAGCGTTCACCCGATGCGGCCGCTGCTGGCTCTACCAAGGCGGCCGATCCTGCGGCGCCGGCGTAACCTGCGGTACTTGGCTTGGCCAGCCCGACCTTCTTTCGGAACACGTCGAAAATATCGATGACAGCCTGAAGGTTCTCCGCTTGATGGGCCTCGGCCAACGCCTGGTCAAACGTGGTACTGGTCATGGGCACGTACTCCTTCATCCAGCTCTTGAAGTTCGCGTGACCCACCAGCTGCGCTACATCGGTGATCTTCTCCTGTACCCGCGCCATGAAATTCTTTTCAGCGGCCCGCTGCACCGTTACGGTAGCGGTGGTTGCCGCCTTCTCAATACCGGCCAACCGACCGTCCAAGTGGAGTCCGTACTTCTGGAACGCTGCTGCCAACTCGCGCCGAACCACCTTGACCACAAACGCTTCAGAAAGCTCATCGAACGTTTCCCGTTCTGCAGGTGTGAATTCAGTGGCTGATGCGTCGAACCCTAAGTCCAGTGGCGCGATAACTTGTGATTGTTCATTACGCGCGCGTTCGGCGTCTGTCAAGCGGGCTTTCGCCTCACTTGCTTCCAATACAGCGATCTCAGCAGCGCGGCGCGCATTGACTACATCTGCTGCCGCAGCGCGCAACTCAGCTGCCTCTGCCTGGGTCATAGTGACCGGTGCTTCAGCCGCAGGCACTACCGGGTCAACTACGGGATCAGCTGTTGGAACCGCTGCTACTACGGGGTCGACAACAACCGCCGGGTCGCCATGCAGGGAAACGATGGTCTCGCGGCGACGCTGCTGCGCGGCCGGCAATGCGGATGGTTTGGCCAGTGCCATGATGTCTACTCCCTACCCTTGGTGATTTTGGACAGCAAAAGGGTATAGGCCGCCGCCTTCCCCTGGAGCTGCTGGACACGTTCAATCGGCGCGCTAACGAGCGCCGTCTTGATCTGCTCCAGCTCATCGCTGAGCCAGTCTTGCAACACAGCGCCGCCATTCCCAGCCACTAAGCTGGTGAGGCGGCGCTGCACGTCGGCGTTCAAAGCCATCAGTACGACTTTTTCTTGCCAGCGATCTTCTTGATGGTCGCCACGTTCTTCGACTGCGGCATGCCTACCTTACCCTTGCTGCCCCCACGCATCGGCACCTGTGCCGGTCGAGTCTTACCGGCCGTCTTGATGCTGGCTGGCTGCATGGGCTTCTGGATCGGCGAGCCACCCTCGGACTTGACGTTGGTCTTGTACGGGGAAAAGCTGTTGCCGAACTGGTTCGGCTGCGAGGGCATGTTGCGATTAATGCTGCTACCACGCCCGAAACCCTTGTCGCTGGCCGGGACCGTGCTCTTTTTCTTGTCGTTGAACGCGACCATGGGATGGTCTCCTGAAAGGGATGGGCGGGTATGTGGGGATAAACCGTACGCTAAAACCTTAACCTTTGCTAGCTATACCTCACCAGCGTCCTTTAGTGCGATATCGCAGTGGTTCGCCTGGAACCAGTTAAGCATCCTGCACAGCAGGCACCCCCATTCCTTGCCTGCATTGTGCGCCCGTGCCGCTCGCGCGCTGATCGTGGTATTTGGCTTGCCATTAGCACCGACATTTGCCATCTCATCCAGCATGTATGCGATCTGCCACGCCTTCGCGGGGTTAGTGCCGATCGACCATAGATAGCGCCACATCGACCAGAAACATCCGAGAATCAGGAAAGGCAGCAAGAGCAGTAAAGCGAGCCGTTTCATGGCGTGTCCTTTTGTCGTTCAGCGATGAGGATACCCTGCAAGGCCGTTACTTTAGCGTCGAGCTGGCGCTCGCGGGCGTCAGCGGCATCGCCGACTCGAACAGCAGTGATTGAATTTGCGACGCGGTCTGCAAGGGCTTGGGTGGCGGCTGCATCAGCGGCGCGGGAACGGGCGGTAGCGGCGGTGACGTTGCTACTACTTGGGCACACGGGGTTGTCGCGCAACCGGAAAATACCGCTAGTGACGCCAGCAGCAACAGTGTCAGCCACAGCAGGGACTTTTTCATGGAGGATCGCCTCATAGTGCGCGTTGAGCGCGTTGTAGGAGTTTCGCATGATCTCGGCGTGCAGATCGTTATCGGCCTGGGCTTTAGCCACGGCTGCCTGTTGAACCACCTTCGCAGCGTCCCACTTCGCTTGGACCCGTGCAGCGCCATGATGGTCGCTCCACAAGAACAAACTGCCGAGCAGAACCAGGATGAGCCCAGCACCTGCCAGTTTCATGTAGATCGAGGCCATCATGAGGCTACTCCCAGTGCTTTCTGTGCCCGTTGCCAGAGGTCTAATCGGTCGCTATAACCGTTGAGGCCGCCGTTGATCTTGCGTGTGATGCCCGGGAAATCACCCGTATCCGCCAATGCATTGAGATTTCGCGATGACCAGAACCAGGCCGCCGAGCGCGCCGCGGCCGGCGACTCTTCCAAAGCCACGGGATTGGCTATGAAGTCGACCCCCAGCGCACCCCCCACGGCTTTGTAGTTGCTTCGCCCTGTGATCTGGATCAGACCACGGCCTCGAAACAGGGAACCATCCCCAAGCTGCGTATTACCAAGATCGGTGCGGCCTTCATACCGCAATTGCGCCGCTGTCGGCCCCCATAGCTCGGCGGTGTAGGAGAGCCCTGCTGACTCGTGCCCGATCTGCGCCAGAAACGCCGCTTGGCGCAACGGCGTATCGATGCCGAACTCATCCATGGCGTCGGTAATCGGGTCGAGCCAGAACGCGGCCTTAGTCGCGTTGGCTCCGGTGCACGCCTGAAGCTGTGAAGCGTCCATCACGCCTGCTCCGAATTGTCGTTAGTCGCCACCTTTGCCCTCAGGTCAGCAAGGCTCTGTTGCTTAACGACTGGTGCCACGGTTGCGAGCGCCGGTAGCAACATGCCGATACCAGCCATGATGACCTGCTCCGTATGCGTGAGCGTCGGCTTCCAGTCAGGCGGCAAGACCAGCCACGCCCCTGCGGCGGACGTGTAGAGCGTCGTCAGTGCCGACAAGCGCACCGACCAGAGCCGATGCCACAAGATACCAGCATCATCGATCAGCTTCATGGCGCGATTTCCAGCGCTTGTGCCGCCTTGCGCAGAAGGTGTGCCGCTTCGGACCTCGTCCAGCCATCGGGAATCTGCACCGATGGGCCCGTCTTGATGGTATCGGCCACTACCGCATGCGTCGGCGGGTTGAGGATGATAATCACGGTGCCGTCGTCGTTTTGCATGGCTTACTCCTTGTCTTTGGTGGATTTCGGTTTGAGTTGTGGGGCTTGCACGTATATGGCGGAAAGGTACGCAGACATCTTGCTATTTTCGTCTTTCCTCGCCTGCATTTCCTGATCGAATCGGGCCATTTCCCGCGTTGCCCACAAGCTACCGATGACGATACAGGAAAGCATGACGCAGCAGCACGTCACGGCAATCCATATGCCTACGCCGCCAGCATTCACGCTGGCATTGATCGTGGCATTACCGATGGATCGATTCTGATGCATAAGCTTCTGCAAATCCCTTGCAGTTTGTTCGAGCCTGTCAAGCTGGTCTGTCGTTTCATCCGTCATGGTGCTGTCCTTGTGCACGTCCCTTTAGTTGATAAACGATCTTGACGATATCCTGTAGCGCGGTGTCGATCCGAGTATATTTTGAATCTAGATCCGTCATATCGGCCCGCTGAATGTAGAGCGCAAACGTTTTAGCCACTTCCACTTTGTGGTTCATGTGGGACAACCACAAAACCCATACCCAGACGATCAGACCGACGATCGCCGCGCCTGTAATGTACTCGGTCAGATGCGTGAAGAAGTCGGTCATGCAGTGGCTCCTGGCTGATGGGATACCCATCCGAATGTTGTGGGCTGCGGCAATTGGTCGATGACCTGCGCAGACGTCGGAAACGTTGCCGGCGGATTGGCACTTGCTGACTGCTGCCACTGGAAACAGGCTTGCCACACTGCATCGCGCCACGCTATTGCCGCAGTAGCATCCGCAGCCCACTGCGTGATGGCGCTGTTCTTGTAGGAAATGCACGAGGCGATGGAGTCGTAACCGTTTTGGCTTGCGGTCGCGTCGAGCCATGCCTGAACGTCCTGCATGAGCGTCGAAGCTACATCAGGCATCGTCGGTGAGGGAACGACCGTGGACAACGATTCTCCGGGCAACAGATCGCTTTCTGAGGCGATTTCTCGCCAGCTGGTGCATCCGTTAGGTAGGATCGAGACGGCGTACATGGTCATCGCTCGTAGAGGTAGCCAAAGACATCCATATTTGCAGATCCCGTAGAGGGAGATGACACGTACCAATAAACAAGTGATTGATCAGATGCCATGGGAGCATCGAAATAGGGCGTTAAATTGGGACCGATAGGAATAATTGCGTACGTACCCGACCCTGAATCTCCCACCGCACTACCGAAATCTTTATTAGACAGTCGCATCGCTGTCGTCGTATCAGTATTGATGACTCGCATAATCACGTGGCGTGCCGTTACAGGACACACGGATGAAACGGAAACTACGGTCCCGGTTGTCGCGGTACCGCCCGATAGAAATCTCCATGGTGCAGCACCAGTGTTATTCGCGTAGTAGGAGATTTTTAGCCCGTTCTGGATGAACTGAGTTACTGCGTTCGTGGCTGCGGCATAGAGGCTTCCTAGATACCTTCGCGACGTATCGCCCGTCTTCGAGCGAGCCGTGCCGCTATAAGCTGCTGCTGGCGCCGTAGTGACGATTTCGATGGCCGGAACCCCGGCGTTTAGATAGGCATACACATGGTAGAGAGTAGCCGCCGTAAGCGTGAGGCTAGACAGCGTCAGTGTCGATGGAAACGAAATGACAGCGCTCGATCCTTGGATGTAACAGGCGCCATTCGTCACGCTAATCGAGGTCGCGCTGTTCCACACCATCTTCAATCCGCCGATATAGTCAGCGAAAGGGCTGGTATCGACGAAATTCAATCCGATCAAATCGCCCGAACGAAGCTCCGAAGGGAGGTTCGTCGTCGCGTCTCGAATGAGCGGTGTCCGGTTAGTCATGCATCACCCATGAATGATGCCGGACATCGGGAAGAACAGAAGCTCGGTTGCGCTCATCGCAGTACCTACCTGCTGTACCAAGTTTCCTGCCGCTGACGGTGCTGTGCTTGTCGCACCTCCCGGAGTGCTGGCTGACAGGAAAACTGGCGCACCGATCGTCAATCCCGACAGTCCGGTGATTAGAGCACCAGGGAAATAAACGGTGTTGGCTGCCGGCGAGGTACTTGATGCGATCACGACACCCTGCGCTGGCTTGGTCGCGTCGGTTGCATTCGCGTTGCGCGCCGTCGGCGTCCCGGTGGAATTGAAGATATTCACCAGTGCACCGGCCGCCAGATTCTCCGAGGTGGGGAAGGACTGTGCATTCACCGCAACGCCTGGCGGCATCATGGTCGCATCGATGACGCCGGAGCCATTCAGCGCTGGGATAGACCCGGCGCTACCTACGCCCGCGCTGGTCTGCAGGCTAGCGATCTCCTTGGGGAGACTGGTAGTGGAGTCAAGCGCAAGATACTTGTTGCCGGCCATGGTCGTTACCTCAAGATAGCTGTTTGGACATTGAAGGCGATAGTCGTCGGCGAGATAACCCGACCCACCTCAAGAATGGCACCGACCGAAGGATCGGGGGTCTGTGTAAGCTGCCCGGGTGTGAGCGATAGATAGACGCGCCCTGGCACCCAGCTCCATGCGGGCTCCGTATGCTGCCAGATCGCGTTGACATTAACGCTAGCCCCTAGGATAGAAGCCTGCGTCGTGATGGCGATCTCCGAGGCCATGTCTGCGTCATTTGTGGGGTCCGCTGGATGCGCCACACTACCGTCGATCGCCACGACCACCGGGTAGGTCATGCTGGCACCCGCCGTGACGTTGTAGGCCGCATCGCCACCGGCTGGCCCGGGTACGCCTTGCGGCCCTTGCGGAATGTAGGGGTCGATGAAGACGATGGGGTTCTCGTTGCCGACCAGCAACACACCGGTCGGATCGCCAGCGATCTCGAAGCGATACGTTCCCGCGATCTCCAGCACAAGCGTGGTATTGCTATCGGTCAGTTCGACCACGGCACCCTCGCGGGCATAGACCTCGTCGATCTCCACCCCATCTGCTTGGGTCACGTTGAGTACGGTGATCGTCGCGCTGCCCAACCCGTAAGCACGGAAGGCCCACGGCTTGCTGGTGATCTGCACCTTCTGGCTGGTGGCCCCCACGATACCTGGCCCGAAGTAGAGATTGGGTCGAGCCAGCTGGCTAAGCAGTGAGGCCCCGTCGATGTCCTCCGCTCGACCACTCAGCGTCGTCGCCGTGACCAGCACGTTGCCCAGCTGCGCTCCTGAGAACACCAGCCGATAGTTGCCTGTGATAGGCAATAGCGCCGTGCTCAACTCGTTGGTCAAGACGATGGGGTAACCCTTGTAGCTATAGACGGCCATCGCCCCCGTCGGTACGTAGACATTGTTGACTGTCACAGTCTCGCCAGGTAGCAGGCCGTACGCCTTCAGCACCATAGGCGCCGCGCCCACCTGCAACATGGCGCTCACGGGACTGGTCGCATACCGCCCAAACAGCTCCAGCTCGTCGGTGCCCCCACGCGCAATGGTGGGTACGCCGACGAGCCTCACTCCCGTAGAGAGGTTGGCGTTCTGCATTACGCCAGTACCGCCTGTGGATACAGCGTCACGGTGCCAGCCGGCACTATCGTGAGGCAAAGCCACTGCACCGCATTGGCCGTACCCGATACCGTCCATGCGCCACCCGCCGTGTGACCGGAAGTCGCCGGAGACACGCAGGTTTTCGCTGAGGCTGCCTGCTGCAGAACGATGCTGATCTTAACATCGAAGCCCGAAGCGGGCGGATTGTTGAATACCCAACTCGTGACGTTCTCCGTCAGCGTCAGATAGTAGTCCTCCACCGAAGAAGCCAAGTTAATGGTAACCACTCCCGCTGACGAGCTGATCGCCAAGGAGCCATGCTGCCGCGGAGCGTTGGCCGCTGCGGTCGCGATAGCCGCTTGACTGGTAGCCGTCGATGCGCTGGAGGCCGCACCACTGGCACTGGAGGCTGCACCACTCGCGCTGGACGCCGCTGCTGTTGCCGAAGTGGATGCGTTACCCGCCTGTGTCGTGGCTACGCCCGCCTGTGTGGTAGCCGTCGTAGCGCTCGCTGCCGAATTCGTCGCTTGAGTTCCCGCCGTCGTAGCGCTGCCGGCCGCTGCCGTCGCTGACGCCGCCGCGTTAGTAGCCTGAGTCGTGGCTATGCCAGCCTGGGTGGTAGCTGTCGTAGCGCTGCCGGCCGCTGCCGTCGCTGATGCCGCCGCGTTAGTAGCCTGAGTCGTGGCTATGCCAGCCTGGGTGGTAGCCGTCGTAGCGCTGCCGGCCGCTGCCGT